CCTTGGACCGGCAGAGCTCGAACGTCTCATTGCGGTACTGATTCATCGTGTTTTATTAACGACCTGTACCCTTATGTAACCCGAACCACAAGATGATGAATAATGTGATCATCGTGAACGTCTCGACGGCGCACCGAAACTTTTCAGTCTCCATGTCTGACATGTTGCGTCGGCTGGACACGACGGAACTCACCAGGCGAGACGCACGGTCCACGATGAAAAAGAGCAGGACACCGACGAGAAGTTCCTCGAACCGTTTCATCTATTTTCTACGCAGATAAAAATGGACCTGGAGGAATCCCAGTGGCGAAAACATCTTCCCGTCGTGGCGGTTACCCTTGCTATCGTTGCACTGACCTTTCAAGTGATGGTTTTATATCCTTGGCATATTCAGCTGTCGAGACAAATTTCTCGCATCAAATAAGGGATGTCACTAGCACACGTGCTTGCAATGTCAGTTGCTGAAACATTTGGCAACGTTCACCTCAAGAATTATGCAGCCAGTAACAGCCATCACAACTTGTTCTGTGGTATTGCAGGGTACTGCGGGGTTTTGTATTTTCTGGTTCGAAGCTTTGCACTCGGTGGGTCGCTTCTCTGGGTCTCAGCAATGTGGGAAGGGATGATCACAGTGCTGGGAGCAGGGTTTGCGATTTTTGTACTCGGTGAACGGTTCAGTCACCCCATCCAGTACTTTGGTATTTTTCTCGCTTTTGTGGCGATGATACTTGTTCATCTCGGTGATGATATAATGGCTAAATTTCAATGAGTTCTGCCGGCGTTGATATTCATATTTGTTCTCGGAACTGCATTTGTCCCCTGATTCATGGCACCGAGGCCATTTGCTGCCGTTGGTGCACCTGATGGTACAGCACCAAGGTTCCCTCCGTTGCGGCGCTTCTTGATCACATATATGACAACCCCGATGATGATCATCACAAGGACGAGACCACCGACAATAAGACCGATGCCCAGACCAGAGGATGTTGTTTCAGTCGTGACAGAAGTGTTTGATGTTGGCGTACTCATTGGAATGGGACGGCAAACTTATCATTGGCTGGCATTTTATTTCCGTGCGTCGTCGTGCTCACGGGCATCGCCAATGGGACCGGGTTACGAGTCACGTAGTCCATAAACGAAAGCTGCTGAAGAACACCAGTCTGAATGGTCTTTGTCGCCTCCTGGACAACAATGTCGTTCATGCGTGCCACCTGTGCGCTCACACCAGAGTATGGATCTGCTATGTTGTGATTGTACACCCGAACCATGAGAGCCTGTAGGTCACCGTCGCTCTGACGATCGATGTTCATGCCGGTTTTCGAACCGACATTCTTGACGATTGTGCCGTGCAGATACTCAATGTTGAAGCGAGACAGAAATGCCTCGCTCACTGGCGTCTTCGGGGGCATATAGTTCGCCATTACAGTTTACGGAGATAAAAAATCCTTTGAGTATGTGTTTCGGAGTGAAAGAAATTCTCATGATAATACCAGACCAGAATGGGGTTTATATATTTAATAAAAAACACCATAAATTCTAAATGTTATGTAGGTCAGACTATACAAAAAAATGTAAAAAATAGATGGAGAGCTCATAAAAATTTACACGGCACCATTCTATATTATGCATTTGCAAAACATGGTATAACCAACTTCGAGTTTTCGATTATTTCCGAGCTTCCGAATGATCAACTCGACGAGAGGGAAATTACTGAAATTAAAGAAAGAAACTCAATATCACCAAATGGTTATAACTTGGAAGCTGGTGGAAATACAAATAAAAATGTTCATATTGAATCCATGTCTAGAATGAGAGAAGCTAAACTTGGAGAGAAAAACTTCAATTTTGGAAAACCACGTACGGAGGAAACCAGAACCAGAATTGGACTGGCTCACATGGGACTAACACATACAGAAGAAACGAAGGCTCTTATAAGTTCAAAGAAAAAGGGAACCCAAGTCGGGGAGAATAATCCATTCTTCAATAGAACACATACACCCGAGACGAAAGCCAAGATCGGTACTGCAGTCGACAAGTATACAAAAGACGGCGAATTATTGGAAACATTCACGACCGTCACGTTTGCGGCACAGTCGGCGGGTGTCGACCGGAAGAACGTGTCGGCCTGCCTCGTCGGTAAGCAGAAGACTGCAGGGGGTTTCGTATGGAAGTACGCTCTTAGAGAAATGTCGAGTATATAATTCAATGAAGGTCCTCAAGCGCAATGGTGAACCCGAGGAGATGCTCTTCGACAAGGTCACCAAGAGAATTTCAAAACTAAATTGTGAACCAGAGTTTGCCCCCCTGGTCGGCGTCCAGCCTGACAAGGTCGCCCAGAAAGTCTTCACGTCCATGTACGACGGGATCTCGACTGCAGAGATTGACAACCTCACCGCCGAGGTTGCCATCGGGATGATCACCGAGGACCCAGATTATGAGACCCTTGCCACACGGGTGACTGTGTCGAACCTTCAGAAAAACTGTCCAAAGAAATTCAGCGAAGCCATGACCCATCTCAACCTCAAGGGGGTGGTGTCCGATGAGGGAATCTCCTTCATCACTCCCGAAGTGGACTCATGGATCGTCCCCGAGCGCGACTACCTCTTTGGGTATTTCGGCATCAAGACGCTTCAAAAAGGCTATCTCAACATTGGAGAAACACCCCAATACCTTTTCATGCGCGTTGCTCTTTGGGTCCACGCGACTGACTATTCACGCGTCAAGGAAACGTATGACCTCATGTCCCAAAAGTTCTTCACGCATGCGACGCCGACGCTTTTTAATAGCCTCTCTAACAATGCACAGGGCAGCTCCTGCTTCTTAGTGGCGATGAAGGATGATTCTATCGAGGGGATTTACGAGACGCTCAAGGAGTGTGCACACATTTCCAAGTGGTCGGGTGGTATCGGTATCCACTGTTCGAACATCCGTGCAAGTGGTACACGGATCAACGGGACGAATGGAGTCGCCGACGGCATTGTGCCGATGCTCCGCGTGTTCAACAACACGGCTCGGTATGTCAACCAGGGCGGCGGTAAACGCAAGGGGTCCTTTGCCATTTACCTCGAGCCGTGGCACGCCGACATTATGGAGTTTCTCGAGCTTCGCCTGAACCAGGGTGACGAGGAGATGCGGTGTCGCGATCTGTTCACGGCGATGTGGATTCCTGACCTGTTCATGGAACAGGTGGAGAAGGATGCGGACTGGCACCTGATGTGTCCCCACGAGTGTCCTGGTCTGCCTGATGTGTACGGCGAAGAGTTCAACGAACTGTACCGGACGTATGTAGCACAGGGTCGGTTCAAGAAGACGGTAAAGGCGCGTACCATCTGGGACGCGATGCTCAAGTCACAGATTGAGACTGGAACGCCGTACATGTGCTACAAGGATTCTGTGAACAAAAAGAGCAATCAGAAGAACATTGGTGTGATTAAATCCAGTAACTTGTGCGTCGCACCCGAGACAGAGGTCATGACGCTCAATGGATACGTTGAGATTTCGGAGATTGTCGATAGGGAGGTGGCCATCTGGAACGGTTTCGAGTTCTCACTCGTCACTGTTAGAAAGACGAGCGAGTCGGCCAAACTTATCAAGATAAATTTCGACAACGGGACTCATATCGAGTGTACTGAATATCACAAGTTTCACCTCGTTTCCGGAATCAAGGATGCGAGTGATCTCGTTGTAGATGACGTTTTGATTGATTATTCAGATATTCCTAGTGTGAAAAATATCGGGGACTACGGAGGACTCATCAAGCCGAAGGGCTCCATATGGGGACATCCGAATACGGGGACTTACGTTCCTAAATGTTTCAAGGGGGTGGGAAAACCCAACACACGCGGAGTTCGCGTGACGTCCATTGAGGACAACGGTCGGTTCGACGCAACCTACTGTTTCAACGAGCCGAAGCGTCACATGGGTATCTTCAACGGCGTCATCACTGGAAACTGCACCGAAATCATGGAGGTCTCGAAACCTGACGAGACTGCCGTGTGTAACCTGGCGTCGTTGTGCCTGCCGACGTTCGTGAAGGACGGTGAGTTTGATTTTACAAAGTTGGCTGATGTGACTCGCATCGTGACGCGTAACTTGAACCGAGTCATTGACAAGAATTATTACCCGACAGAGGCTGGTCGCAAGTCGAACATGCGTCACCGCCCCATCGGTATCGGGGTCCAGGGTCTCGCGGATGTGTTTCAGATGCTCGGGTTGTCGTTTGATGAGCCGCGTGCACGTGTTCTCAACCGGCATATTTTTGAGACAATTTATTACGCGGCGCTGTTCGAGTCGTGCGTTCTTGCAAAAGAAGAGGGTCCGTACGAAACATACGAGGGGTCGCCAGCCTCAAAGGGTATTATGCAGTTTGACATG